GCTCGCTCATTATCGCGGAAAGCCTTCTTCGCATCCTCAGCCTGACTACCTAACTTAGTGAAGTCAGTGTTGGTTTTTAGGTTGCTTAATTCAGCTAGCTTGTCTCGATAGACTTTGATTTTCTCAGCGGCGGATAAAGGCCTGGCTTCTTGTTCATCCCAGAACTTACTAAGCGACCTGTTGACGGCAACAATCTCTTCCCCGTTTATGCCGAGAAAAGACTTGGTGACCGACTGTTGCGGGGCGACAGAGTTTACAATCTGCTTCGTATCCGCGAGGAAAGTGGTTAGCTGATCTTTCAGTTTCTTGTAGTTGTCAACGTCAATCTGCTGTTCGAGTTGAGCTTGCTTCTTCTTTTGCTCGATGAAAAAATCAAAGGCTTCTTTTTCAGCCTTGATTCGATCCTTGTTTCGGTCGAGGATGTTCTGCAAGCGAAACCGCTCACCAGCTTCTTGCTCCGCGTTTAGCGCATCCTGAATCTCAGTGTATATGCGCAGGTCTTCTTGATACTGCTTAGCCTTCGCCTCAACAATAGCGATGGCTGATTTTACTATTTTGAGCTGCTTCTCTTTTTCCGACTTGTCGAGCAGGCTGAGTTCTGCCTTCTCATTGGCTTCAATAGATTGGAGCCTGAGTTTGTCTTGCTCCGACTGAGCCTGGAAACGCTTATTAGAGAGCTGCGTAATCGTCTCATTTGTATTGATGAATCCTTCCAGTAGAATCTTATTGGCATCTGATGCGCCAGCGAGAAGCCTGCTCGCTTCCTCGATGGAAAATTGCCCCTTGGCATTGGCAGCACGAAGCCCGGCAGAGTTGATTTGAGCTTCAATATTTTTGAGCAACTCTTCCTGGTGAGCTAACTCAGTGTTGACCAGGTTCAAGTCACCGATTTTCAAAGCGTATTCGGCGGGTTTCTTGAGTTTCTCCAGCGGCTTCTGAACGTTATCCAAAGCTTGGCGAACTGCATTGATTTGCTCAGTTAACAGCTTGCCCTCAACCACGGCGGGTTCGAGGCGCTGAGCGTTCTTCTCTGTATTGAAGATAAATTTATCCAGCTCGGCTAAAGCATCGGCTGAGGAGCCTTTTAGATTGAGCAGGACATTGGACACGCCTTCAATTGCGGGGTTGATTTTGGTGAAGTCTTCAATCGTCCCGAATAGGTTGGATACTCCGACTGGCTTGTCTAGGTCTTTGTTGCCAAGAATTTTGTTCGTCTCGATAACACGAATCTGTATCTGGTCACGCAGTTCACGCAAATCTTTAAGACGGTCTTTTTGAACGGTTAGCTGTCTGTTTTGTTCTACATATTTCTCGGTTACTTTTTCGAGCTGGATACCCGCGAGTTCCAAGTCCTGAACGACCTGGAGAGCGCCACGAGCTTTGAATTCTTTGCCCAGCTTCTCTAGAACAGTTGCCGCGTCGTCGGTGTCTTTGATGAAGTCTTTCGGGAAGTTGAAGACCTTTACTAAGTCATCGCGGAAGTTGAGGTTAGCTCGGCGGGCATTGGCAATTTCCTGTGAATAGTTCTTGATGTATTGGCCAGTTTGCTCTGCCTGCTGTTGCTGATTTACAAAGGCAGTGTTGAGTAATCCAGCAGCAGCCACGAGTAAACCAAGCGGGCCGGCAGCAGTTAGTAAGTTAGTGCCAAGTAGAGGAAGCGATCTAACCGCTACAGTGTTTATGGCGATGTCTAGCAATTCAATAGAAAGAGTAGCACCGGGTATAGCAGCTATAAAACCAGCTAAAGCTCCACCTGTTAGAGCTGCTGCAGCCGAGCCGAGAACGCCTAAAGCTAAACTCGTTGCGGCTAATCCGGCAGTCAAAAGACCGAGAGCGGCACCAGTTCCGATTAATCCAGCAGCAAAAGTTTTGAAGCTTTGAGGTAGATCGTTTAGCAGCTTGATAAAATCGGTTGTGGTAGAAATAGCCGACTTCGCATTGGGTAAGTAAGCGGAGCCAACGGCACCAGACAGCTTGATGATTTCATCTTGAAGGTTGCTGATTCGTCCTTGTAAGGTCGCGGACAATCTTTCAGATGACCCGCCGAAATCAGTTCGGATTAATGCGAGTAGAGCTTCTCGATTTTTTCTGATCTGAAACTCGTTAGTGACAAGCAGGCGGTTTTGCGAGTCTACTACACCACCAAACTCTTTTAGTCTCTCCTGTGTAATTCCGAGAGTATTACGAAGTTCTTGGTAACCGCGTAGAGAGCCAGCCGCAGCTTTACCGACTTCGTTGGCCGTGCGGGCCAGGTCAGCATTTAAACCAGAGGCCAGGTCTACCGTATCGCGCAGAATGTCGATATTCTTCTGGCCTAATGCTGAGAGTTGAACCTGAGCCGCAACAACTTGCTCCACGTTGTAAGGAGTCTTCGCAGCTAAGTTTAATGCTTCTTGGAACCGGTTGACAGCTAAAGTCGGGTCTTTGAAGGTTGTTGTTAATTTAGCTGTGAGAACTTCAAAGTTGCTAGCCGTTTTTAAGCTAATAACAGCCAGGCCACCGAGCGCAGCACCAGCAGCAGCACAAGCGATTGTTATACCTGTGCCGATATTAGCGATTAGCTGTTTGCTGGGTAAATCAAGTTTAGCGAAAGCTGTGAGTAAATCATCTACTCCTTTTGAAGCAAAAGAAGCGCCTTCGGATATTCCTTGGCCGATACCCTGGCTGATCGCCTGGCCAATCTGAACTCCGGCTGTAGTTCGAAAAATAGCTGATGCACCAGTCAGGCTTCCAAGAAGAGAGTCAATTGTGGCGCTAACCTGATTAACAAGAGGAGAGAAGATACCAAGACCAGCACCTAAGCGCCCACCCCCAGTTGAACCTTGCGATGGAGCTTTTAGAGCTTTGTCTGCTGCCTGGCTGATTTTGCTAAAAGCCTGGATGTATGCTGTCTCAGACTTCCTTGCATCTTTTTCCAGATTAGCCGCTAAAACGCGGGACTGCTCAGTGATGACTTTTAAGCTGGCCAAATTGGGAGTGTTTAAGCTGGCGGCTTTTTGCTGCGCAGCTAAATCAGCTTGGAGTTTTTGCTGTGCGGCTTGAGCGGCTTTTCTATTTTCTTCCGCGAGCCTGGCTTGATAGTTTAAGTTCGCCTGGGCGGCCTGAAGCTTATTCTTTGTGTCCTGATTGGTTACGTCACTGATCTTGCGCTCGATATTTAATCTGTCTTCCGCGATTTTGCGGGTGAGAGCATCAAACTGATTCCCTTGCTGCTTCGTCGCATTAGCCTGGCGGATTAACTCAAGCTCAAGCTGCGCAGCTAGTAAACGGTTGGGATTAACTTGCGGTCCTTGAACGGGACCTGAAGTATCAACTTTAACGTTCGCTTCTTTTTGTAACTGCCTAAGTGAATTAGCTGACTCTTGAAAAGCAGCAGTATATGCTTTTTGGATTCTGGTCGCATCAGCTTGAAGCTCTTTGACTAAGACTTTGCTTTCATCAAGAAGCGACTTCGTTCTATTGCGATCTTCGGGGGGAGCTTTGGCTAATTCCTCAGCGAGCCTGCGCTGCTGTCTTAGCGCCTTACCAAGTCGATCATAAGTTGCTTCCAGCTCTGAGCCCTGCTTAATCGCGGCGGCAAAAGGCTGAATCGTTCTCGCATCCTGATTTGCTTTGGCAATGGAAAAAAATTTCTCCTGGAGCTTAAATAGAGACTGATTTAGACTCTCACTACCAGCCTCGATATTTTTCAAGCCACCGCGAGCAAGACTTATGTCGCGCTCTGAAATAAAGCTTATCCGAGCATCACCTAAAGCTTTACTCGCTTTGGTGGCTACATCTTTAACAACCGTCTCAGTCGATAAGCTGACAGACTGCAAGCTTGACTTAGCCGCTTGTTGAATTGTGCCGGCTACCGCTTTGATAGCCCCTTCAACAGAAGCATCAGCCTCTGCAAACATCTTGACTACAACTGGAACAATTGCCTTTGCCATACCCGGGATTATAGGCCTGTGGGCGGTATCGGCGGGACCAAAGGAGGCCTGGCCAAACTAAAAGACCCCCAAGTTTCCAAGGGGGTCAGGGGACCAGGTAAACGAGCACAGGAGGTAGTTCGATACCCAGGTAAGTCTACCACGGCCAAGTGGAAAGGAAAAGGCCCCGGAGGTTAGTCCGAGACCTTTGGGGGTTATTAAGCGCGTTGACCTATTCTGCGCTTAGCTTACGGGCACCTTCTGCTTGGGGGCGGGAGTTGCCGCCGCCTGGGTCTGAGCCGGTTTCTGGGCCGGTTGAGCACCATTGGCCGGCTGTTTGGGGGCAGCGGGAGCGGCGGGAGCCTGAGTCTGGCCGGCGGCCCTGGCGGCTTCAGCAGCTTTGTCTTCCTTGGCTTTCTTTGCAGCGGCTTTCTCCTCCTCGGTCATCGGCTTGCGGCCACGTGGAGCGGCGTTGGGGTCACGCTCTTTCTTGGGCTTGCCGTTGATGGCCGTGTTCAGATGCTGAGCGATGGCCAGGACGTTGTTGTTGCTTTTTTCGTCCGTGGTCTGCTCCAGGTGCACCAGGAGATCGCGCGCCTCATCCGCTTCCAAAGAAAGGTTTACGTCTACGCGGGTTTGGGTTTCGAGTTTCATGTTAGCTCCTTTGTTGTTTTGCTCGTTCTTCTTGTTGGTGCTGCAAACTTCTTCGCAACTTCTCAAACGATTCTATTTCATGCTCTTTTGTTTGTCTAGATGCAAGCAACTTTTTTAGTGCATCTTCTTCTTGTTTTTGAGTGAACTCCGGTTGATGTTGATCGGCTAACTCGGCGGGGTCTTTATCTGTGTCTTCCACTTCTTGACCATACATGCTCGCGATTAAGATTTTAAGCATGTTAGTGGTGCGGTAAGCGAGTGACCTGTGCTCCTGCCATTCGTTCTCATCAATCAAGTCTTTAACTCCAAAGATGTGACGGAGGCTGAACTTTGATTTAATCTCCCCGAGCGACAAGCCGACAAAGGGAACTATTTTTAAGGTTGCACGAAGCCATCGTCGTCTAGTTCTAGATCGTCCACTGAAACGTGATCGGACGGTTGCTGAATCTCGGGGGGTGATACCGGCGAGCTTTCGAATTCGTTCGTCGATCTCGATTTGGTAGGAGTCGGGATACGGTTGGCTTCCGCTTTGAGCCCGTAGTAGCTCATCATTAGACTCTTCTCCACTAAAAAACTTTGGTCTTGAACCGTCTCAACCCCGTCAAGTTCGTTTTGCTTATCCATGATTTGCTCACGCATCTTCCAGGATAAGTTGGCACGGACCCAAGCTGAGTTAACTTTGGGGAGTTCGTCGGTAGGGTGAAGAAGCTTAGCGACGATTTCCGAGCTTGCTTTAGCCACTACTTCCTTCAAGTCTTTGATTTCTTGCATGTCTGATTCGCCTAAGACTTTCTGCCCGGCCACCAACTGCTTGTTCACTTCTCCGAGCTTGCTGATGGCTCGGTCGAAAGTGATACTGATGGATTCGAGATAAAGTTCAAACTCATCCGTTGTGTGTTCAACCAGCTTGAATTCTCGAACACCGTCTTTGGTTTTGATTTTTACCGGCTCCTCTGCGAAAGAAAAATCCATTTCACTACTCCTTTCAATTGCCCAATTAAGCTTAGGCGGGTAGGGTAGCATAAAAAAAAGACCCCTTGGAGGTGCCAAGGAGTCTAGTTGGTTATTTGCGCAGGTGACTATTAGAGTGTGCGGCGCATATAACCGTTGGGGTTGTCGGGATGAGCAACGGGATCGGGCAAGCTGATGAAAGTTACACTGGTGATAACGTAGTTGGTTTCATCGAAGTTCAAGTCGATTTCAGCGGAACCCTGAGCGCGCCAGAAGTGGACCGTCCAGGTTTTTCCGCTGACCGGGCTAACGTGGGTAAAGGTTACGTCGGTTTCGTTGAAGACGAAGTATTTGCCCAGGTCGATTTGTTTGCTGGCAGCGATAGTGTAGGTGTAGCCGAGGTGCACAGTGGCGAGAGAGCCGATGGCGCCAGCGGGGTTCCGGTAAAGGATACCTCGCGCATCGTCCAACAGGTAATCATCGCCAGCCGCGTAGGTTACAGACTCGGCAACGTTTTTCACTACCAAGCTTGCAACGGTGGGGCCGTCCAGGGCGATGTATTGCAAGCCACCCAGCACCGGCACCGCAAACGTTCTCGCCTGTCCCATAGAGACGGTAACGGGTGAGCCCGCGTTAGACGTTACGGGGATAGTGCCCGATACCGCAGATAGGTTCTCGACGGTCAACTCGCCCAGAGGGGCCGTGAGCTGAATCGTCTCCTTGGTAATAACGCGACCCTGGGGTTGCAGTGGAATGCCGGATTCGAAAACGGCCTGGTCAACCTGGCGGGTTACTTTGACCGAACCCTTCAAGAAGCCAGCATCAATGCCGCCGATGGATAGCAAACCATTACCCAGAGTTGTGTTTCTAAAATTTCCCATGTAAGCCTCCAAGCTTTTGCTGTAGGAAGCTTACGCGGGTAAGGAAACAGGCTTCGGGGGTAATATGCTATTCAGACATATTGTTCATGGAGCGATGTATCTGGGGTCGCGCTGAACCTGGCACTGGATGAGAACAAGAGTAGTGAAGCTGAAATGTTCGTCATCTATCTTTTCGGCTATTGGCTCACCGACCTTTGGAGTCAGGACTACGCTGTAAGGAGTTGGCGGGAGTGAGATACAGCGATTGTCAATCAGCCAGGGTATAAGACCCCATTCAGAAGTTGCATCCAAATCCCAGAGAAGCTTGAGTAAGTCTTCTGAGCCTTCGGCGGGTGAGGCAACGGCAGAAGTTTTAATCACGGCCTGAATATCAAACTGAATGTCAAGCGGGTTAGTAAAAGAGTTGAAGGTTAATCCTCCCCCCCATTCCCAGGATAGATTAGGGAGTTCTCGCTCGGGTGCTTCTTCCCAGTCTGATCTGTAGATTGAATTGAACCCGCGAAAGTCACCTCCTGGAATTTTCTGAGCTAATGAAGCTGTGTGCAAAGCGTTTTTGATTAAGTGAATCACTTGTTACTCCTTCGGTCTTTGGTCGAGTTGTTGGCGCAGGACGTATCTGGTTAGGAAGTTTTCCATCTGGCGGGATAGCTTGATCAAGAAACTTTCCGATTCAACATCGGGAGTAAATGGTCGAGCGGGTATCTGGAAAGTGTATAAGATGACTTTGCTTTTCCTTCCCTTTCCCGACCGTCTTTGTTTCTCTGATTTACGTCTTACATTGATAGTCGCTCCGAATTGGTTTGGAGCTGCTTCAGGTAAGTTGGTTCCAACTTCCAACGTTTTTCGGTTTGGTCTGACAATTGAACCAGCTCCACCTTGAAGAGACTGGATTAACTTTCTTGAAGCGATTAATGGCGGCTCTGAAGGCGAGTAACCATGGCGCTGTCTCCATTTTCTCGTTGCCTGCTTAATCGGGGGACTAATGCCACCGCGTATCTTGTCTGCCATCGTTTGCTGGATAATTGGAGTTTGTTCTTGCCATACAGGACGGAAGTCGTTTAAGAGGGCTATCAAGCTGAGGCGGAGCTGATTTAGCTTGCCCGTTAGCGCACGAGTTCTAATTCTCGCCATAGACACCCAGGTAGTAAGTCACGGTGCCGTCATCAGCTACCATCTTTAATCCTCTTGAGCCATCGCGCATCTGATCGTGTAAGCGCGGGTAGAGCGGGGATTCGAGATCGAAATCTTTGAGCGGACTTGTGTATTTTCTCTTTCTCGCCCAGATGCCCGCGTTAGTGGATAGGATTGGAGAAACATCTGAGCCGGTGACCTGCATGTCTCCGTTGATGATTTTATTGAGAAGCATCCAGGCTCGATCCCATAGAACAATAGCAGCTCTCGGTTGAGAGTTGGCTGCATTCGTTAAATACTCTCCAGAAAGAAAGATTGACCGCGTAAGTAGGCTGGCTATGGTTGTCACAATTCGCGGGCATAGATTTGGACCTGGATCAATTGAGTAGTCAGAAAAAGGAACCTGATACTGCTTATCTAGTGCAGAGTCAACAATTGAATCAGCGTCTCTCTGACTTAGAGCCATGCTAGGACCATACATGGTTAAATAGTCTGGCTTCGCTTTAAAGGTTGGGAGTTGCTCGAAAAGTTCACCGATGTTTGTGTATGCCATTTTTCCTCCAATAAAAAAGGACCTGGTTTCCCAGATCCCATAATACCACAGCGGCTAAACTAAGCCACAGTAGCGACGATCACCCATTCGGGGTGATACATGACGGGCAAGCCATACAGGCCCATCAGGATATCATAGTGGGCCTTGTGGATGTTTTGGGTTTCATCCAGAGTGCGCACAAACCTACCACCGGTCGCCCCACCGATGCCACCATTGTAAAGGCTGGGGGTAGAGGCGAACTCAGCAAAGGGACCCTGCTCCTCCACGTGCTTCGCGAAGAGATACGCTTTTCCGTTGGGGATGAAGCGGTTATAGGTCAAGCTGTCATCTTTGTAACCCTTATCGTAGACTTCGATTCGACCGGGGACGCCGGCCAATTGCATGATGAGGGCTCCGACGTTGTTTGCGCCGATTTGCAAGACGGTCGAGTAGTTGCGAACCAGGGCCTGAACGGAAGCATTGTTGGCGAGATGGATAGCGGTTTGCTGATTGATGTAAACCACTTCCAGCTCGGTTCCGATGTCCGTGAATTTCTGGCTCCAAGTCTGCAAATCCAATACCGGGTGAGCATCGGAGTAGCTCGACCAGAGAGGAGAAGCGGTGACAAAATTGCCGCCGGGGATTTCGTAGTTGATGGAACGGATGACACCGTTTTCGTTGATGGACAAAGTTCCGCTGAACATTTGCCAGATGAGCCATTCCATGCGGGTAAAGAGTCGGTTATCCAGGCGATTTACCGCCATCATAACCAGCATTTCCGCCGCACGTTGACGATCTTTGGTGCCGACGTTGCGAACCGAGAGCAAATCCTCTTCATCGAGACGGATAAACTCTTTCCAGTAGGCCGTTCGCATCGCCTTGGTTTTCAGCGGGGTCATTTTGACCATTCGCGGGTTAGCACCCAAGGTGGTGGCGTAGGTCATTCCACCGCCAGCACCAAGGATGTCCCACGAAATAATCTTGGGAGAGTTATTCCATTTCGTGGTGTTTAGCGGGCAAAGAGAGCTGCCCACATATTTGGTATTGTCCGGCTGAAACTCGGAAATGACTTCCGTGATGAGTGACGGTTCCGGCCAATTGATTTGTCCAGACATGTATCAGGTTTCCTTTCTTCTGTTTAGCCGGATTAGCCGGGCAGGACCAAGATGTTTCGTCCGGGGATTACCCAGGCACCAGTTCGAGAAGCGAGAGCTTCCGCGTTCCAACCGAGCGCGGTAACCTTTGCGAGATCGAAGTAACCGGTAATCCAAATGATTGCCGTCTGGTCGCGGGCTCCGCCGGGTTCGCCAGCGGGGTTGACGTTGTTCGCGAGAAAGCCACAAAAGTTTTCGGTGCCGTCGCTCGCATCTTTGTTGAAGGCCTTGTATTTTCCGGTGGAAGTTACCTGGCCCATAGGTTTGCCGCACGAAAGCGCACCCTGGCTAGAGTCAATCGTAGCCGTCAAAGCTTTGTAATCGTTGTCCTCACCAAAGACGCGAATCTCGTCCGGGGTATAAGGACCAACGGTATTAATTTCTGCCATTTGCTTTTATCCTCTCTTCCCGGATTAGGCTTGCGCCGCTTCCGTTTTCTTCACGCCACCGCCGCTGGCATGCATTTTTGAAAGGCGGGCCTTTTGAGCTTCTTTGTCGCCATTGGAAGTCTCACCAGGAGGCGTCTGGTCGCTCAAAGAGACTTTTTTGCCGGGGATGACCGGACCATTCTTCTCCTTGAGGGCCATGTAATTGGTGAGCTGTTCATCGGAAAGACCGTTGATGAATTTCAACTCGTCGTCTTTGGCCGAAGGAATCATCAAGCCCTGAGAAGCGAACTGGAGAATGATACCAGTGTTGCGCTGAAGTTTCAGGGTTTCGTTCGCGTTGGTCACCTCGGTTTTGAGTTGCTTGTTTTCGTTTTGGACGGCTTCGAGTTTAGCCGTCACCGCATCCATTTGCTTCTGAAAGTTAGCCATGATCATTTCCTGGCTAAGTCCCAAAACCGGAGCAGCCGCCGGGGGCGTCCCGTTAGCCGGATTCTGTTGAGATAGAGAGTCCATTTGTTTTCCTTTCGCGGGGTCGCCCCCATTGTTTTCGGGATTATCAGTTAGGCGAATAATAGGCGGTTGGTCCTGGGAGAGCTGTGCGGGAATATGCTCTGGGGGCATATCTGGGCTAGTGGTATCATCTTTGAGATCGATGTCTACCGAGTAGTAATTTGTGCGCGGTGGGTTCTTGGGGTCGAACTCCGGGTTCAGAATGCGAGCAGGGTCCTTGCCACCCACAGCGGGGAATTTGGTCGCGCTGAACTCGATTAACTTACGGGGTTTGAGATAGAATCCGATGGAGATTTCTTTTAGCTTACCCGAGCGAATGTCAGAGATTGGCTGGTAACCAACCACCTCTGAAAGGCCATATACGCGGGAACCGGCTTTGCGCACGGATAAAAGATGGCCGATGTTTGATCCGTAGTCGGTTTTGTGGTCGATTTGAAAAGGGATGGGGCGCTCCCAGTTATCGACTAAAGCCTGCAGGTCATCGTCATTAAATGGGATACCGTTGAACTCACCTTTGCGGATTAAGAAGACTTCGCGCAACATTCGCGGGGAGTAGCCGCGTTCGTCTACATACATTGGCTGGAACGGATCAACCGCTGTCGGGTCATCTGATTCTAGGCTGAATTCGAAAGCGGATTGACTGGTTAAGCGAAATACGTCTTCGAATTTTTCCAGGTTAACTGGACTGCTGAGCTGGGTTGCAATTTTCTGCGCCCGACCTGAGACGGATCCTTTTTGACCTTTCAGTCCCGGATCGCCAGGCTTCATACCTGTCTTTTCGTAAGTCGCAATTGCACAGGCTCTAGCGGCAGCGGCGGGAGAGAATCCCTTTTTCCCTAGATCGATAATACATGCATCGTATGGCATTAGCTTTTAGGCCTTCCTTGTTTCTTGGTTGGAGCTTTTGGAGCTGGACGAGTGCCAGGCTTTTCCGGTTGCGGACCAGAGGGATTTCCTTTGCGACCACCAACTGGCTGCTTCGTCTTCGGCTTCTGACCGGCGATTGGCTTACCAGTTTTGGGATCAATAGCACCAGGCTGAGGCTGAGGCTTAGCCGCTTCCTCTTCCTCTTTGACAATCTTGAGCATCTCATCATGTTCTTCTTGAGACTGCGGCGGGATATTGAGCGCCTTGCGGTAGTTGTCCATATCTTTTTTCATTTTGGGGGTCAGGTATCCAGCTTGAGTCGCAGAGTAATAAATATCGGAGATGATCTTGAGCGATTCTTCAGCAAGTTCTTTTACAAGGAAAGTCCCGTAATCTTTTTGCTTGCCGAAGTTGGCGATGATGAACGGCTTGATAACCGAGCGAACGATGATTGGAATAATCGTCTGCATCAGCTTTGACATGGACATGATGTAAGCTTTGAAGTGTTGCTGTGCGAGAGCATTTGAGCCAACATCAGCGGTGTCAATTAGGAGGATTGGAATCAGCAGTCCGCGATAAATCATCGCGTTCATGTGATCAACGATAATTTTGAAGTCAGCGCCAACTGAGCGGGGAACTTGGATTTGACCAACTTGCTCGTTCTCACCAACCACAAAGCCGGTGACATTCTCCATGTCATCGAGAAGGTCTAATAGCCAATCGACACGCTTTACTTGATCACCAGTGATGGGGTCTTCCATCATTGTTTCCGGGTCAGAGCATTGAATCCAAGTAACAGGTGAGCCTGAGCGGTCCATTGCGAGCGCCCAGGATTTTAGCATCTGGTCTTTGATGACCCAGTTTTTCCAAATGCACTTTAG